ATTTTGCCATATTTTACCGCCTTTCAATGAAATATAAGTTTACCGCACATTCCTGGTTGCAGACCCCCTGTAGTTACTGATACGGTATATCCATGGCTCAGGAAACTGGGCCACCACTAACTACGTAACAAAAGGGTTGCAGTACGAATCCGGCAGACATAGGCCGGATTGCTTTATGTGGGTGACAGTCACATAGGGTAAGAACTGGCCTTCTAGCCTAGGAGATAGTGTGAATTTTAATGCAAAACAGAAAATTGGAATACTAGCTTTATGCGCCGCACTACCGTGGGTTCCTCCAGCTCTAGCGGCTGAATCAGATGGAGCTACAGTAACGGCAGCTACCCCAGTAAAAACTGGGTTAGATCTATACAGGGGGGCTACAGAGCTCTCTGATACTGACCTGAAGGACCTGCTAAGCGAAGTAGGATTTAAAGGTCAGGCACTTAGGATCGCTTGGGCGGTTGCTAAAAAAGAGTCTAATGGGCGACCAAAGGCCCACAATGGAGATACCAGCACTGGGGACAACTCTTACGGGATTTTCCAGATAAATATGCTTGGTAGCTTAGGTACTGATAGGAGAGAGAAGTTTGAACTTGAAAGTGACTTGGAGTTGTTTGATCCGGTAAAGAATGCCCAGATCGCCTACCACATGACAAATGGGGGAAGCAACTGGTCTTCTTGGAAAATATATCCTGGAAAGAACAATGGTTCACGATACGCGGAGTTCTTTGAAGAATTCCCTAAACTATAGCATTAACATAAAAAACCCCCCGGTTATTATCCGGGGGGTTTTTGTTTGTGTTGAGAAGCTTATGAAGCTGTTGCGAATGGTGTAACTGTGATTGTAGCTGTTGAAGCAACTGAAGCTGTTCCAGCTGCAACTGACTGAGACTTGATTGTTCCAGCAACACCTGTAAGACCAGCAACAGAAAGTGAACCTGTTGATAGAGTTCCTGAAGTTGTTGTTGTGTAAGAAACAGTGTCTGTAGCAACTGCTGTAACTGTGTATGTACCGTTGAGGTCTGTATTTGGTGATACAAGGCTTGCAACTGTAATCTTAGTTCCAACTGGGTACTTAGCTCCAGCACCTGTTGAGGTGATTGTTGCTGCTGTACCTGTACGTGCAACTGCTGTGATTGTTGAGGCTGCGTTTGTAGCTGCTGTAGCTGTAGTGATGTTAGCTGCTTCGTAACCAGCATCCTTAAGTGTGTCAAGGGCTACTGCTGTAGTGTTACCAACTACTGAAGGTACTACGATGTAACCAATTCCTGCACCGTCAGCTGCTGTACGAGCTGTTGTCTTTTCTACCTTGCCGTACCACTGTCCGGTAATTTCACCAGCGTTAGCTGCGTTAGTTACTGTGAACTTTAGCTTATCTGCTGTAGCAACAGTTGCTGCTGAAAGGTTGTAAGCTGAAGCTGTAAGACCTGTGATGTTTACAGTGTCTCCTGCTGAAAGTTGATTTTGTGATGTATATGTAACTGTTGTTCCGTTACCTGAAGCTGCTGTAACCATGTAGTTACCTGCCGCTTCTACATATGAAGGGAAGTTAGCCCACTCAGCTTCAATATCTGAGTGATTTCCAAGAGATGCGTTTAGACGAGCAGATGCAATCGTGCTCTTATTTGTCCATTGGCCGTTCTGTGAGGCCCCGTATGTTTCTGTAGCTGTTGGAGTTCCATCAGCACGCTCATCATTTGGCTGTGCAGGAAAGTTACCCCAGACGAAATCTGTCTGTAGGTTTCCTGCTGAGTCGGTAAGATTACCGTTGTTGTTAGTTGTTGCAGCAGTGTTTCCAATTTCAATGGACTCTGCGCCCGTGGCGTTAGCAGATCCGAGGGCTGCTGGTAAGCTATAACTTGACATTATGTCCTTTTTCTCTAGAGAGGTATAATTTCGCCTGATCGGGGCGTAGGTCTTAGTATCCCGATTTTTTTAAAATACGTACGGCTTAACTAGCGACGCGACTTTTTGCCGGTCGGATATAGGTCAGAAGAATCAGGTTCTCCTGGGCCAGGGTTGTCCCAAGCTCGAGTTAAGTGGTCACCACCGCCGGTACGTCCCTTATCAATGTTTTCTTTATTCTTAGCCATATCTTGCTGTGCCTGAGCCTCTAGAGCGCTCCAATCACCATTTGCGGGAAAACCGTACTCGTCAGCCTCTTGGGCCTCAAGCTTGCGGTTTCTTACATTTGACGATGGGTTGGTTTTCATTTCTCGTTCTCTTTCTTACCAGCTCGGCGTTTGTTCTCTTTAGCGGTATTCTTACTGCGAGAGATGGCCCTTAGGTTGCCCTTGGAGTCATTATTATGGTTATTGTCTTTATGGTCCACCGTGGTGTCCCTAGACTTAAGTTTACCGTTTTTTGACTCGTAGTCAGCTCTAGCTTTGTTCTTAGAAGTCGTGACCCACTTACCGCCTACCTTTTTTTTGTAGACGTATATAGGGCGTCCGCCATTAGCAGCGGACCCCTTATACGGACCAAACTTCTTGACTTCAGACATTACTTCTTTTTATCTTTCTTAATCTTCTTAATGATCTTGGCGTCTTTCTTCTTGTCATCAGCCATAGTCTTAGGCTTCTTCTTCTTGCCGTGAGCCTTGTCAGCCTTTTCAAAAGCCTTCTTATCTTCTTTACCAAAAGCAGCCTTCTTAAGCATTGCGGCGTCTTTCTTCTTGTCCTTAGACTCAGTGTACTTTCCTGACATAAATCCCATAGCAGCCATTACATTCCCTTTTTTCTGTTCATAGTGGTCTTCTTAGCCGGAGCCTTTGTAGACGCTTTTTTAGCAAACTTTTTGTTTGCGGCCTGTATTGTCTTCATGCCGTGCTTATCTTTTGGCTTACCACAACCACAGGTGGCGCACATTACTTCTTCTTCTTTCGTAGGGCAGCGAAGTCTGATCCTTCTAGCTTGCCGTCTTTGTCTACATCAAGCTTCTTCTGCTTTGGAGACATTTTCTTAGCGGCTGCCTTTTTAGCAGTCTTCTTTGGGCCCTTGCCAAAACCTGGCTCGCCCTTTTTCTTTCCACATCCACATGCTGCGCACATATTATTTTTTCTTCTTTCTCGAAGCAGCAGCATTATCAACAAGGTTTGGGTAAGGACGACCAGCGGCCTTAGCCTTTGCCTTTGCAGATGCTTTCTGCGATTTGGTTAGTTTACTTGTAGATTCTGGTTTTGGATCTTTCTTGTCCCAGAAAGCTTTCTTCTTGGTAGCCATTATTTGCCCTTCTTATGGGGGTTCTTCTTGTGCCAGTCTTTAGTTGCCTTGACGCCTTCTTTGACTGTCTTAGCCCCAGCTTTTTTAGTGAGATTGATCTTGTCATACTTACCGGCTTTCGCACTAGCAGCATGATCCACAATTATCTCACCTTTTTTGTTTTTCTTAACTACGTGGTCTGCCCCACCGGCTTTAATTTTCGGCATTTAAATGTACACCTGTTAACTGCTGATGGATTTTAGGATTAATAATCTTCATTCTATCACTATATGATTGACCAAAATTTTTAAGATATTGATGGGAAAATCTTCCGTGAGATTTAGTACAAGACTCATTTATGTGAGCCTTTGCCGCATGAGCGTACAAATTTGTACCTGCAGCGTTTGGGTTTGCAAAATGATCTGCATCAGCTTCACCAGCGCCTATCATTTTTATGTGGTCTTCGTCACTCATATCTCCAACATCACTTGGATCCCTATGTTCACTTACGTGGTGCCCAATTTCATGTCGAATAGCTTGTTTAAGTTTTGGGTGATTAGCGTTAATGTGCAATGCCGAATCGCTTGGGGTGTAAGCACCAGCTAATTTTTCTTTTCCAAAAACGTCATCTTCGTGTACAACTACCTTACCCAAACCTTTTAAATGTTTAGGGTCCAACCCAGAATTAGAAAAAGTTTCTGTTGTAAATTCTTTAAGACGTCGCTGCATTCGTCCCAAAGATGCTATAGGATCTTTTTGATTATCAAAAAATCCGGGTTTAACCGCAGCGGTTACATGGACCCCAGATAAAGAATTTTTAAATACTTCTTGGCGTTTTTCATCCATTAACAGTCCCACGCCCTTCTTGCTTTATTTAAACGACTGTTTGGATCTTTAGCAGCTTTAGGAAACATTTTTGCCTGTCCAGCAGATCGCGCACAGTAAGACTTACGACGTGCGGCAGACTTCTTAGATTTAGCTGCTTCTGCTTTTTTTACTGGTGGCTTTAGTGTCCCACCAGTTTCACG